GTTTTTATTGATACGAAACGCCGTCGTGTTATTAAGTGTGCCTGCATCTGTGCGTTGGTTATGCCCGACTGAGATTTCATCTTGGTATCCACAGAGCATTTCCGCAAATCCGTAACCGAGCCATTGATCGTCGTCATAAGCGAGACGCGCATCCTCGTATGGAACTATGTTTTCGGGGTAGTAATTATAAAAAGCAAGAAGATCAGTTTGAGATTTAATATGCAAATGCGCTACTAGAGAATACTTTTTACCATTATGCCAATAATGATACCAACACTCAATCAAATCCCACTGTGCTCCACATTGTCCAGCGGCAGGAACATCTTCATTAATTCCCTGTGTGGACAGCATGTGCTGTTGCAGAATGTCTGGGCCAGTTCTATCCGGCGTAGAAGCTAAAATCTTATCAATCTTAGCAGAATCATAAACTGAAAGTTCTTTCCGTTCCTCAAGCTGGAACTTAGAAAGAGATACAATCTTGAATTTAAAATTTGAATCCTCAAGCCGGCTGAAATTCATATCAGTTACAAATTTATTCATCGGAACTGTTTCTGGCTTCGGCCCATCACGACGAATAAAGTCTTTGAAGTTGGAAATATTATTCCCACCAACTCCTTCCATAGAAACCATCTCTTGTTCTACTAAGTATTGCCACGGGAATTCTAGAATGCCAGAGCCATTTCTAATTGTAGAGGAGAACCAAACTTGTTCGGCGCGGTAAAGATCAAGTTCTGCACTTGAGATAGCTTGATCCTGCATGAATTCTTCTAGTATTTGCCGCTGTTCTTCTGTATCTTGATCCTTAAGTTCGCCACAAATCTTAAATGCCCAAAGCGGGTCAGTCATGTAAATGCCCATGACGCGGGATAGAAGCTGATCTGTGGCTGTGGCAATTACTTGAATTACGTTATTGGCTGCATTCGGCCAGGGAGTATTCTTTACCTCGTTTAAAGGAGTTCCTTTGTAAAGACGTGCATACTTCTTCAAAGTTGTTTCTCTAAAATTACGAGTGCGCGCGAGCCAGTATTCGACGTTATTGCGGACGTAAGTCCACATCTCTTTCTCAGCGTCGGAACCGAACTCGACCTGCTTGATTATTGCTTTGGGCATTTAGTTACTCCAAATATTATTACGTCTTCTAGGGGCTCTGCCCCGGGGCCGAAAACGGCCCCTCCCCGAGACAGCTTTTGAGAAACACCCTGCACCTGTGAATTGGAAGCCGCCAGTTGTAATAACTTCACAGTATGCAGGACTCGTAAGATGAAGCTGTCTAGGAAACATCCAACGAGATTTGTTTATGTTGCTATTACTTCTGGCGGCTAACTTAAAGGAAGGGTACTGCAATAGTTGTTGGAGATGTGGCCAGTTCTAAGAACTTGGCTATTACATCTATTTGTTGAAGTACCCTTCTCTATATTAAACCTGTGGAGCAGGAGCGGGTGCTGCTGTAGGAACAGCAACAGGAGCAACTGGCGCGTTAGGAACAGGAATATTATTCAGCGTAGCCACCACAGCAGTTACCCAATTAGTAACCACAGTCGGACTTACGTTAATACCATTCTGTTTTGCATAAGTCAAGAATGTCGGAGTGATATTCGCTACCGCAATAGCCAACTTCTGTGCTCCCGATCCTGTCTGCGCATTGGCAGCGATTGAAATAACCTCAGCATTTGCCACCTCATTCACTGTGGCATTGTAGAGACTGGCAACTCCTGGAAAAGCTACGTCAATAAATGGCTCTGCGACTTGAGCCACCTTGACTGCACCTGTGAATACTTTCTCAATTGCATGACCAATATCTGAAAGAATACTCTTTACACTCATTTGCTTCTCCTTTTTACCTACTCTTTTGGGTCTTTTGGGCTTTCTGTTCCCTTTGTGGCTATTGTTTCGGTAGTTGTCTCTGGTGTTGAAGTAGTTGTTACGGTGGAGGACTGCTTACCACCGATATAAGTTAAATCTTTCCCTGTTAGAAGCGTAGAAGCTACTGCTGTTAGTGTATTAATGAGTCCTGAAACAGATACAAAAGCTGCAATCCTAAGAGATGGATCATTCCGCGACCAAGAAAATAAGAAAATCGCTAGTGCAAACGACTGAACCAAGCATAAAACAGAAATAAAATTAGCTTTAATCATCGTTATGACTTCCACAAGTGGTCTATAACTTTAACCAAAACCGCAGTTAAAACTCCAGCACCAGAGGCATAACCGACTATCTTAATCTTTAGCATCCAAATTTCAGATGTTAAAGTCTCTATTCTGTTATTAATCCCATGAATACTATCACGATTTTGCTTATGTTTGCTATTGAGATCATCTTTAAGATTATCAACTCTCTCAGTAAGCACGTCTTGGCCTCGCGCAATATTAAATATATCAGGCTCTGTCACTACTGTAGTCCCCACTAATTATTTCTATTTACAGAAGTATTTCTAATATATCTTTGCTTTCGCTTAAGAATCTCAGCCTCTATATCTTCGGTATCTCCGTCGAAATTCCAAATTCCGGGCATGTATCCGAGAGTATCAAGCACATCCCGAAGCTGTCCATTAGGATAAGTCTCTAACTCCTCCATGAACTCATTCTGGCCATGTGAATTAACCCAAAGTTCATGTCGTTCGATAATTGGGCCGAGAGAATCAATACGCATCTGCTTCGCGTTCTTAGTCTTTGGGGTCTTGAGTTCTACTATCTTTACATGCTGAATCCAAGTATCTACATCTTTAGTAGAATATTTCGCCTGATCTATTCTGTACTCTAGATGGTATTTAAGATACTTTTGCGCAGCAATAGTCTCTAGGTGAATCTCATTAATCTTCCACGCGAAGGCGAGGTTGAACATAACTTCGATGAACTCGTCAACTCCACAGGCTTTTGCCCACACATCAAGCAAATATTCTCTGCGCGGATTCTCGTGAACCCCAGTAACAGTAATTGCATGACGACATCTTCCCTCGTTTCCGCTGTGATTCGGATCGACGCACATATATCTCGTGAGTGTTCTTGGGAATACATCAGGAATCACATCTCCATCTCGAACATGGTGCCGAATCTTTACTCTTCGTTTCTTCGTTGTAAGGACTTCTGAATTATCCGCTACTAGTTCGTAGTACCGAAGATCAGACTTCTTAAACTTAACTTCTGCTGGATTAATCGGTACATTTAAGAACTGACACGAAAAGAGATAATTACCTAACCTTTTCTTAAACTTTTCGAGCTTCTCCAAGGAGAAAGCTTCCGGGAATATCGGAGTGCCGTATGGATGTATAGGGCAACAACCACCCAAAGCAGAATGCGTAGTGAAAAGAAAATAATCCTCATTAGCTCGGATATAGGAATTGAGATCATTGTAAGCCCATCTGTTACCTACTACTACTTCGTCGTTCTCGCGGAGTCCATTCTCTGTATCGGAGTCCATAGCTCCAACAAGGAGCTTGTGGTATTCAATTGTATCTTCGAGGATACTTGGTGATTCAAATGCAGCACGACCGACAAGATCATCCTGGATACATCCGTCGTAGTGAGTTGATTGTAAGGCGCCACCGACTCCAATGAAATCATATGTTCCTTCACCATGACCCATACCGTCTTTAGTTCTTTTATGTGTGAGACTAAGATTATTCCAAGTATTTGAACTGTCAGGAATAATCTCTGGATAAATCTCTTTGAAGTCGCTATTAGATTCATAATGATTCGCTATTCTTGTTCCGAGTTTAGCTGCATTTTTAGTAACTTCTGAAACGAGGAGCCAACGATAATCTTGGCGATGCGCTCGGCGCATCCATAAGATATACTCGTCAGAATAACCAAGTGCCCTGAATATAGTCTCGTCTGAATCAATAAATGGGAGTGCTCTCCACATTGGGAGACATTCGCTGTAGACGCTGCTTTTATAATGGTCACGCGGTATCTCGATTACTTCCTGAAGTCCATCCTTCTCAACTACCTTACACATCTGATAGTGGAGGTTCTTATGCAAGTCCTTTGTGCGCTGAAACTTCGTCTTATGAAGAATAACCGTACTAAAGTAGAATAACGAACCTTGACCATTGATTCGATGTATCTTTCGTGCGAGCGCGGCTGGTGTGCCATCTGGTATAGGAATGACTTGGAAGCTATTGCATACGGAGCGCGGAGTATAAATCTTATCGCGTTCGAGCATTAGAAGCTGATTCGCTTCATCGAAGCCAATAATATCCTGTACATCGGCTATGCTATAGGCCATTACTGCACCGTAGAAGACGCAGTATCTATTTCTTCTAGCGTAGTAGCATTAATCTTTTCATTCATACTATTAATCTGCTCTTTCGCTTGCGATGCAGACACAGTAAATCCGGGAGCTACGGCTCCGGAGGGATCAGATTGAATTGTGTTTGGGTTTGCTAACTGGAGTGGCCGGAGAATATCCATAATCGAAGTGGCAGTTCTATTAGCCTCATCCATAGATTCTGGAGTCTTAAGCTCGACAGAAGACTTGGATACTTTAGCTAACTGACCATCACGATCTAGGATTTCTTGCACAGCGCGGAGAGCTACGTTCTGGTTTCTACTGAGAGCTAAGTTACGAAGCTGGAGGAGGGCTGCTGGAACCATTGCTGCAAGTTCATTCCTGCGCGCTTCTACAGAAG